TAATTGCAGTTTTATCAACAGTTAAAGCCGTTGTACCCGTAACCTCGCCCGTATGTGTTGCATTTGGAGTTATAGATATATCGCCCGCACCGAGTAACGATGTTGAATTAATAGTTTTTATTGAACCACTCCAAAATGATGCTGTTGTTGCAAATGAAGCACTAATTATATTTCCATCTATATATGATGCAGTAAAGGCATAAGATGCTGTTGAAGCATAAGATGAACTTATAGCATTGTTTATTGAACCACTCCAATATGAAGCAGTAGTTGCATATGAAGATGTTCCTAATAAAGATCCTGTTATACCATTAGTAACGTTTAATGAACCAGATATATTAAATGAACCTGTTAATAAAAGACTACTTGTAGTAATATTTGTTCCAGATGTAACATTTATATATTTAAAATTTTTAGATCCTTTACTTAATTGTCTAGTAACAGTATTATACCAAGGTATTTGATATATAGCTTGTGTTCCAGCGGATGTTTGAGTTAATAAAGTATTAGTTTGTTGAGAATAAATTATATTATCCGTACCTATTGTAGGATTATTTGTAGTTTGAGCAAATATTGCTCCTCTATTAGTTGTTCCAAAAGAAGGAATAACTATTTGAGAATCTAATTCAGATGTTTCATCAGAAAATAATGAACGTGATAATAAATAAAAACCAGAAGCAGAACCCGTTGATACTACATCATAAACACCATTTTGTATAGAATTTGCTTGGTTTTTTACTAAAAAATGATCTTCTACAGTTAAAGTTACACCATCGATATTTCCTAAAGTACCGCTTATAGAAGCCGATAAAAAAGCCCCTACCCCATTTGTTCCATTATTATACAAAGGAGATCTAGGTAAAACAGTTGTTGTAGCAGCATTTACAGTAACAGGAGGATTTTCTGAAGAACCTGAACCCGTAGGAATTAGAATATTTTCTATTCTATAATCAAATGATGCACTATCTACGTAATAACTAGAAGTAAATGATTCAAATGAAGAAGTTGTTACTAAACTACCTGTATTTGAATTTTCACTAAATAAAGCATATGATGCAGTACCTATTAAGGAACCAGTAAAGGAACCAGAAAGATTTACAGGCTGTTCTATTTGTTCTGAACGAAATATCATATATTAATAAATATTAATTAAACTTACCTATAGCAATAATTTCATCAGTATTTTGTAAAGAAAACCCTAATTCTGTTGTATTAATTATTAAAGTAGACGTACCATTACCATTATCAATAAAACTTGTTATAGCTGCAGGTTCTATTAATTGTCCATTTACGAAAAATGTAAAACTATTTACAGAAGTTGCAGGTAATCCTGATGGAGCTGTTAAAAAACCATTAGGGAAAATAGCATTATTTGATGTTACAGTAATAGCTAGTACAGCTTTGTTTGTGTTTAAATATGTTAAAGTCATACTATCAATTGAATCTGTTATTGAATTGGTTGTTGTTGGGAATGAATCAATAAATGATGTAGAACCCATTTGTGTTGGTATTTTATTTAACGAAGATGTAGTAACAGAATTAATATCAGATACAGTTTCTAAATCAAATATTATTTGTGATTTAGTAAAAAATTTACTTCTAACAGTTGCCATATCTTTATTTACAGTATTTGGTATAATATATCCATTTACTTTAAGAGTAAAACTAGATTTAGCGGCTCTATCAACTCCTTCTTCTAATAAAACGGCTGTTCCAAATGAATCTATAGTTGTTCTAAAATTAAATCTTTTAGGATCACCCCAATATGAATCGGAAGCAAAATGAATAGCTTCTACTAATTTATTATTTTGTTCTATAAAGTCAGTAAATATTATACAACTATATGTTATGGTTAAATAATCAGGTGTATTTGTTATATAATATTGTTCTGAAGGTATTCTGTTATTTATAATATCAAATCTATCATACATGTTTTTCTTATTATATTTAGTACCTACTACTTGATATAAATGTGCCGTATTACCATCTAGTTTATTTCCTAAATCTCTATTTTTTTCTACATTATCTCTTTTAAACATAATTAAAGGAACCATTAATCTACCACTATTGTCTCTATAAAAACCATCATGTTGTACTGATTTCCAACGTTCTGGTGAGCCATATATTACGGGTACCGATATTTGTTGTTCATTTTGAAGGATATTTGGTTTTATTATATTATTAAAATAAAACATAACAGCATTATCTATATCTTCTAGACCTATACTAATATCTTTTACAGTGTCATTTTTCATAGAATAATCGGTTCCACGATTTCTAGGAGAAAATGCAGTTTGACTAATAGGTTTTCCTAAATCATTTAAGTAAGGATTAATTTGTTCCTGACTTATTTCTTCAGGATTTTTAGGAATTGGTTTTAATCTTCTATTAGACATTGTTATTTTTTCTTATTATCTATTCTTTCTAATTCAACCATTTTATCTAAAGCAAATACTAAATTAGCAGCTTTTGTTAATAGAGTGTTAAGCTCTTTAGCAGTTTTAGCTACATTAGGATTGTTTGAATATTTAAAAGGTTGAAATTCTTTTCTACTTTGTTGAAGAGTTCTTTTTATTTGTTCAAATTTAGGTAGATATTCTACTGATGTAATAACAGCTCCAGTTTCAGGATCTGTTCCTATCTCTTTGGTTTTAAATCCTTTGTCAATAAATTCCTCATCATCGATTTCAGGAAAATCAGCCATAGGAGGACGAACTACCATTTTTCGTTCATCATCAATTTCTTTTAGTATATTTTTTAATTTTATCATTTTATAATCTTTCTTTTGCTATGCCTAGTTTTTCGGGTCTTATATAAAATCCTTCTAATATTAATGACCATGAACTACCAAAGCTATCAGTATTAGATGAATATGAATATGAAGGATCTTTTCCTACTATTAATTGATTTTCATTAATATTATTTATTTCATAATAATCATTATTCCATAAAACAACATCTCCAACTTCAGGAACAATATTATATGTAAATCCTTTTCCATCAGCATTTAATTCATTACTTAAATCTACCCCGGCTAAATCATCTCTTAAAAAACGAAATTTCATATTTCTTGTTACATCCATACCAAATTCATTTGTTAAAGGTGTTGTATCTCCTCTTTCAATTAAACAATTTATTAATACTGGATCATTAAATGATTTTTTAGTAGATTCACCATATAAATTAGGTGTTGTTTTATCTAAAATAATTTTATAATAACCAACTTTAGTTTCTATAATATTATTTAATAATTCTCTATTTAAATGTCTAAATAATGATATGTCTCGGTTTTCCCCATATAAACTCATAATTCTTTAATATTTATATTTTTTTCGTCAAAATATGGTTTAATTGTATTATTTAATATTCTCCTATTTTTTCTATAGTTTTATAACGAGGTATAAATTGAACTAATCCTTCTATTCTATGTGTTATTAAAGCATCTCTTTTAATTTCATTTATAGTGTCAATTGGTGTATTTTTAACTAGATATTTTATTTTTAATAAAGAATAATGGTGTTTATCATTACTTTTATTCTTTAAAAATTCATTTTGTTCAACTGTTACTACTACTACATTTTTAATTCCTCTAATTTCATTATATATATACACTTGATTCACAGATGAATCAGTTTTTATTAATACTTCTATTCTATGAAGAATTAAACCTTCTAATATTAAATTGGATAATTTCATATGTTACATTATATAAATTGGAAGAGGAACATTAGTTATTACTTTCATTATAGATTCTGCTTCTAATGCTTGATTTTCAAGCTGTGTTTTACGTGAAGTCATATCTAATGTTGCTCTAAGTTGTTCTAATAATTTTAGCTTTTCATCTCTAGCATCTGTTAATAAATCATCCCCATTTAAAGATACTTCTGAACCAGGAATTGGGATAGTAACATATTTTTTTCTTATATATGCTAACATTTCTTTAGCTACAGATAAACCATATTGTCTAATCCATTGTTTTCCTACAGAATTTATTTGATTATATGTAGGATTGTCATAAGGTACATTACCTATATTTGTTATTAAAGTATTACTTCCAGATGTTGAAGAATTTGCAATAACACTATTTCTATCATCTACTTTAATATAATGAAAAAATAATTTATCATTAAGCCCTTCATATAAATTATTAGGTATTGGAAATATTCTTAGATTATTATTTACTATATCAAAAGAAAAAGCTGATTTTCTTATTTGGTCATTTAATTCAATTGCTTGTATTTTTTGAACATCAAAATATATAGGCATTAATAAGAAATTTATACCAGGTGACATTTGTCCAAAACCAAAAGTTTCTAACAAAGATTGCATTCCAGTTCCTGTTCCTGCATATGGATCAAAATATCTTACAATAGCTGGAGGTGATTCAAAAAATATTCTTTTTACTTCAATACCACTTCCTGATATTCCACTACTTGATGCCCATGCTTTTAAATCATAATCTTGTACCCCATTTGTTAATGTTAGTGAGCCGGTATGATATGTTACAAATCCTCCTACACCAGCTTCAGAAGCGTATGTTTCAGCAATCCTTATTGTTGTTCCTAAATTAGGAGTAATAACTTGGTTGTTAAATGAAGAACCAGTAGAATTTCCTTCCATCATGAGATAACTCTCACGAATTTTATATTGGTAAATTTCATTACCATAAACAGTTACTGCTTCTTCGAAAGCAGCAAAGAAATTTATATCTTGTAATTCAACATTAACTATAGGCCACCCTAAACGACGAGCACACCAGTTAGCAAATAACGGAGCTTCTTGAGCAAATTCAGTATCTGTATCATATAAACCAAAAGGTGTAGAACCTGTTGTGAATACTACCGAACCACTGTATATAGGGATATTAGCCATTTATTATTGTTTATATATATAAATATTAAAAATTATCGAAATATTATTTATTATATTCAAAATCTAATATTCTCCCAACCAAATCTGATCTATGATTATGTTTTAATTTAACCCATTTAATTTCAGGAATTTTTTTAGATAATTCAATAGCATATGATAATCCATTAAATTCATCTTTAATGTCTTTCTGTTCATTATCACCATTTATTACTATTCTACCATTTTTTCCTAATCGTGTTAATAAAGCTAACATTTCAGCTTTAGTAAGGTTTTGTGCCTCTTCAACAATTAAAATATCATCTATTGTTTTTCCTCTTATAAATTGAACTGGTAAGGCTATTATTTTTTTATCATGTATTAATTGATCAATTTTTGGTTTATTATAACATTTAATTAAATTTTCTTGAAATGCTTCTAAATAAGGATTAAATTTTTCATCTAAACTGCCAGGTAAAAAACCTAATGAATGCCCTACTTCAACGGCTGCTCTAGTTACATAAATATTATCGTATTCTTTTTTAAACACAAAATCTAGCGCTGTTTGCGCAGATACTAATGATTTTCCACAACCTGCTCTTCCTGTTATTATTACAATTTGGTTTTCATGAATAAGTCTTTTTACTTCTTTTTGTTCTGCATTAAGTGTTATTGAATACTTAATTTCATTTTTAAATACTTTTTTACCGCTTTTTTCCATAAGATTGTTTATTATAAATATATTATAATATTTTATTACTTTTTTCTTTATTATGTTTCCAATATAAAGGACGAGTATTTAAATAATTAAAACATTCATATATTTGTTTTTCATCTGTTAAATCAAATGAATCTATAGGTTTAATATGATCTATTTCCCAATATGAACCATAGTTGTCCCAATTCATATTTTCATCAAACTGTTTTTCCATATATTGAACATATTCAGACAGAGTTATACCTAAATAATTCATAGATAAATCAGTTTTTGTTTGTAAATATTTTTTAAGATTTATGTTTATATTAGAATTTATAGAATGTTTTAAACGAAACACAGGGTCATTTGCTGATTTATTTTGGTTCCATTTTCTATAATATTCTTTATTATTGTGATAGTGATCTTTTGATTTTTGCCTAAAATAATTTCTGTTATCCTCTTGATATTTCTTTGTACGCTTAAGATGTTTTTCTTTATCTTTATTGTATTCACCTTTACTATCTTTTTTCTTACATTCTTTACAATAACGATGTAAACCATCTTTCTCACAACTACGTTTACAAAATTCAGTTAGTTCCTTTGGTGTATCACATTTACCACATTTTTTCATAATTTATATTTGATAATAAATATATGAAAGAATGAAGGCCCGAGTATTAACTCGAGCCTTCTATTAATCTTACAGGATTAATTTCTTTTTATTAGATGGTATTTAAACCAGCTACATAAATCTTCCCATAATAATCAGGGCGGATCATTTTCTTCGCGTAACGAGTCATTAAACCTTTACGTGGAGTAAATGTGTTAGGATCGTATAATAATGGAGTCATGATTAACGGAACGTACGGAGCAAATACAGCACCACATTCTAAGAACTGAGCACCTTTGTAACCCATTAAGATTACGTTTTCAGTCATATAAGGGTTTTTGTATACTTTGTAACGGCTGTTTAATGAACCAATTTTTTGGATACCAAAGTTATATTCCATTTTATCACCATCACCATCACCAGCAAATCCTGGGATAGATTCGATAATTGTAGAAACTGTAGGAGAAACTACCATGAAATTAGCACCACCTCTTAAAGTTAATTGGTGAATTTTATTAGATACTTTTTGTAATTTTGTACCTAATGTTTGGAACCAACCACCTTGAGTGTTGTAATAACCACCAGTTGTAGCAGATGTTTGATCGAATCCTGTGTTAGTAGCATTAACTTGTTGGTTATTAACTGCTGACCAGTAATCAACTGTGTAAGCGTTTTGGATTAACATATCTAATAATTCTAAATCAATTTCCATTGAAATATATTGAGATATAATACCTGTTAATTCAGCCTCAGCATCAACACTATGGTAAGCGTTAAGATCTTGAGCGAATTCAGGTGTCCATTGAGCTTTTAATTTACGTGTTTTAGCAACGATAGGCTCAGATTTTAATTGAACATTAATTTCTGGAATAGCAATTGCTGTTGCACTTTGAGCGTTAGGATAACCTGCTCCAGAAGCATCTTCAAAATCACCACGACTAGTAGCTGTAGGAGCTACATTGTAATATAATACTACAGTTGGAGTACCAGAAGCAAGTAATGAGCCTGTTACTACGAATGAACCTGTACCATTAGATACTGTTGTAAATGCTGATAAAATTTCATTTCCTGTAATAGCTCCTGATGTAAATGTAAATGCACGAACACCTTGAGGATCATATCCAGATGGTAATGGAACATTAACTTTACGATAAGTAGCAGCAGAAGCAGAATAATTTGAATCTAAATTAAATGTAGACCAATCTGCTGAACTAGTAGTAGATGCTATAGATGAACTAAATTGGTTAATTGTATAACCAAATTTACCTGCACCATAAAGAGATTGAGAAGTAATATCAGTTACATTTGTAGATGCATTAGCACCATATAATGAACCACCTGTTTGGAATGGTTTAACACCAGTTCCATATTTAAAGTCTAAGTAGAATACAAGTCCTGAAGGTAAATTCATTGTTTGTACACTAACAAATTCTTTAGCAGCAATTTCACCAAATACTCTACGTACTAAAGGTAAAGCAACACCACTCCAGCTTTCTCCATTATATGAACCAGCACCAGCTGATTGATTACCTGTTGTAGAAGCTTCTGTTACTAATTGTTTGGCTTGATTTTCAAGTAACATCGCCATTGTGTTACGTTCTGTGTCGGTTTTTAAACCTTCTAAAAGACCTGATTTAGTCCATTTTGTACTAAGTCTTTTAGCATCATCCATCACTACTTTATATTGATTAGATGATTCTAATAATTGTTGTAAATCCATTTTTATTGTTTTGTTTGTTTTTTATTTAATAATGTTTGCTAATCTTTGCATTCTAGTAACTATATCACTAGATTCGATAATTTGTTTTTTAGGAGCAATACCTGTTGCTTTTGAAGCAAATCCAATTGATTCTTTTATAGCCTGTTTTTTAGGTTGTAAATTAACAATTAAAGATTCATATACAAGTTTAGCTTCTTTTGTTGTTTTTGCTTTATCAAATGAAGAAATAACATGAATTTTTTGAGATTCTGATAAATTCTTTGATTTAAATATTTTATTAACGTAAAGTAACTTAGAATTTAATAAATTAACTTCATTTAATTCTTTACGAAGAATTTGAATTGTGTTAACAGCTTCTTTAAGTTCTTTGTTGTCTTTTTTAGATTTTGTTTCATGAACATATCCTGGTTGTGATTTATAATCTTCTGTATTTTCAGGTACATCATTATCTAAAGCATCTAATTCTGCTAATAATTCTTCTAAATCTAATTCTTCATCATTTTCTTCAGAAGTTTCTATTGAATCCATATCTAAATTATCTTCAGTTTCACCACCTACATTACTCATATCACCCATATCACCCATTTCATCTCCCATTGATTCTTCACCAGTGTTCATTTCTTGAGAAACTATGTCTTTTATAAGACTTGTAAGTTCATCAACTGTCATATCTTTTACTTCAACAGCTTCTTCTTCAGCTTCGTCTTCTTCTTTAGTTTCGTCGTCTTCAGCTTCAGTTTCATCTTCTTCTTTTTCTTCTTCTTTATCATCTTTTTTAGCTTCTTCTAATTCTTCATTATCTAATTCAGCTAAAATTTCAGATATATCAAAAGATTCATCTTCATTTGAAGGTTCATATCCTTCTTCCATTTCTTGATTTTCATCATCTTCCATTTCGTTAAGCTTTGCAGATAGCATTGATTGTAGACGTGGAGTAAATGTTTCTTCAAGAACGGCTTTTGCATTTGCTAATGCTGCTTCACGAACGGCTTTAGCGTCAGCGATTGCATCTTGAAATAATTTGTTGTTGTTCATAAGTTTGTTCCTTAATTTGTTTTGTTTGGAAAGTAAGATTATTAGGAATCTTAATAAAGAAATTTATTAATACCAAACTACCATGAGAGGGTAGTTATTTTTGGTTCATTTATAAATACATGAAAAAAGTCAAAACCGCGCAAAAAAAAACGCTTCTTTTTAGAAGCGTTAAATCTTTTTTCTATATCAGTACTTTGTCCAACATAAATTTTATTAGAAGGTGAAATAATTTTGTAAATTCCTATCATAATTAATATTTGGTATAAATATTAACAAGTAGGACAAGCACAAACTCCAGTTTGAGTACATATTATTTCTGTAATTAATGAATTTATATTAACATATTTTCCTTTTATATTATAATTATATTGTAAAGATTCATTTAAACCAACTGGTTTCATATAAGCATTTGGTGTAGAAGGAATTGATACTAAATCAGCACACAATAACTCAAAATCATCTTGTACTTCTACTGATTCACCTATTTGTTTTACAGAACCCATTCCTCTTGTAGATATACCTAAAGGAATACCAGTTGATACTAATTCTTGTGCAATTTTTCCAGCAGGTGTATTTAATAAAATTAATTCACCCATAACATTATTCCCTTCCCACCATATTTCTGTAATTAAATGAGATACATTATTTAAATTAACTATAGAACTTTCAGGGTGATCTAGTTCTCCCATACTTGTTTTATTTTTTACGGGTCCATCCATATATCTTTTAAATTCTCTTTCAAGAATTGCACGAGGATATTCACGACCGTTTCCATTTTTTACATCAGCTTCTTGTAATTTACCTCTAACGCGCATACGTTTATCAGTATTATTTTTACTTTCTACTAAAGATAATTTAGCAATATGAAACGGGATGTAATCTACAAGTAATTGTCTTTCCATTATTTTTTTATATTTTTTAATTCTTTACGAATTACTTCTTTAAGACGTTCTTTAGTTAATATTTGGTCTATTGTTTCTCTAACTACTTTCATAGTGCTACTTGTTGGTTCAAATCTTTGTTTTATACCAGCAGCTTTTTTAGCTATGAAATTTAATTCTTCAACACCTTTAACTATTGTATTTGTTTCTTTATAAGCTTTATTAGCAGATGATTTAACTTTATTTACGCCTTTAACGGTTTGCATTCCCATTTTTTTATCAACAACTTTATCAGCTGAATATGGTTTCATTTGACGAGCTTCTGGTTCTGCTGATTTTCCACCTAAATATTGTGGTTCAATTCCTTCTTCACCTGATAAATAAGCCATAGTATAATAATTAGGAATTTTTTTAATTTTCTTAATTGCTATTTTAGCAGCTTCTCTTTTATTTAAATTTGCATTTTTTTGCATTTCACAATCTATACCTATTAATAATTCTTGTGAATTAACAGTATCTATTTCTTGAAATGTTTTATTTTCTTTCAATGCTTCTTTTTCTTTTTTATCTTTAATTATTTTTTCTAACTCGGCACGTCTTTCAGGTGTTACTTCAGGTTTATCCATACTTCCCATACTATTTTTAATATGTTTCATATTAGGACTTAATTCTTCTTCATCATTTTCATTAAGTGTATCTAATAATGATGAAAAATTATCTCTTAAACTATCATCTATTTCTACAATATCTTTATCACCTTCCCAATCAGACATTCCTATACCTTTAGATAAAGCATATTCATTATCATTTATATAATTTTTTATAGCTTCATCGTCTATTTCTCCACTTTCATTTTCATATGGTTGTATTTCATCTTTTTTATCAAAATATTGAAAAGCATATAAAGTACCATTTTCATCTTCTAATATAACAGTTTCATTATCTTTAGATACAATATTATATATTGATTTTGATGATTCAAGACGTTTAAAGTCATCTTCTAATGTTGGATCAATACCAGGATTTGCTTCTTCTAAACCAGCAGAATTTAATTTATCATAATATTCAGGATTTTCTTTTAAATGATCCATAGCAATTTTTTCAGCTATTTCTGGGTCGTCAGTATGTTCCATTTCTACTTCAATCCCTCTCTTCAGCTGTTCAGGATCCATGTTATAATTTTTTACATTCATGGATTTCATTTCTTTCTCTTCATCTGGGTTGCCAGCTATTCCATAAATGTCTATTTCTGTTAAAATACCTTTATTTCTAAGGATTTTAAGTGAATCTGTGTATGAAGTAGTGTTAGTAATATGTTGAGGTAAACTCATACGAATATTTCGCATAAAATTAGCTTGAGACATATTACCTTCTTTTAAAGATATATATTGTTCTTTTATTGATTTCATTATTGGTATATATTTTTAATTTTATTACTTATTCTATTTGAAGTTTCGTTTATTTCATCTATAGCTTTTAAACTACGTTTCCAATAATTTAAGCCTTCTTCGTTTTCACTTAATTCTTGTTTCATTCGTGTAGCATATTCAATTAAACGTTCAACTTCATCAAGTTTACGTTTAACTTCTCTAATACCTTTATGAAGCATTTCGTTCTTAGTACGAAATTTTACTTCGTTTTTGAATTTAGAATATGATACTTCATTCACTAATTCTTTTTGGATAGCTTTATCTATTGATTCTTTTATACCTTTCTTTTTAGAAGTAAATGCTTTTGGAGTTAAATAAGCACCAGCATCTCCTGACGTTGATTCTTCATTGATATCATGTTGACAAGAACATGCTTCATCATCTTCTTCTGTTACTACTTCCCTTACTAAGGTTTTTATATATTCTTTTAAATCCATTATACTTCTATTTTTGATAAATAAAAATCATATTCATCTTCATCTCCTAAATTATATCTAACTATATTTAATCCTGAATCAGCTCCTATTTCTTCTTCATTTTCTTCAGTAACTTCTTCATCATCTCTTATTATTTGATTAGGTAATAATAATAATAATTCTTCAAATGAACCATCATTATCACATAAAGCATAAACTACTTTTTTATTACTAGGTACATTTACTTTTATTTCGTTAATACCAGCCAACTCTTGTAATCGATTCATTATCCTAAATGTTTAATTTCATTTACAAGTTGGTAATATTGAAGTAATGAAACTAAATTTTCATCTTTAACGTTTTGTGTTTTTTCGATTGGTTGAATTAAATTTATTACTTCTTTTAGTTTAATTTGAGTTGTAGGTTCATCTACTTTTTTAATTAATTCTTTTAATTCTTTTTTTACTAATGAAAATTTCACATTAATAAATTCACGTAATTTAACAGTGTTAGAAATATTATTTATATACTCTTTTAAAACTTCTTTTTGTTCTTCAGCTAAAGTAGCATATTTTGAATTAAATTTCTCTAAAAGTTTTTTATAAATTAATAAACGCATTCCTTTATCTAATTCTGTAAACTCTTTTAACAATCTATCTTCTACTAAATTTTTATCTATATCAGTACGTGATATGTGTTCTAATAAAGTTATTTTGTTTTCAACTATTTGAGAAGGTTCAGTAAATTCATTAGAATTATGTGCTTCTATTAATACATTAACAGCAGCATATTGTTTATAATTATTAATTTTAGCTTTAAAAAAGTCTTCAATATTGTATTTTTCACGTATTTCTTTTATCAGATTGTATTTTTCATTACGTAATAAAGTACGATTCAATTTGGTTGAAACTTCTAAAGTACTATTTAATAGTGATTCTGCTTTACCTTCAGATAAGGTTTTAGAATTTATTAATATTTGATATATTTTATGTTCTTTAGCTAATTCAGTTTTATTAAAATATTTTTTTACTAAATTAACAGCCGGTGAATCATTACCGGACAATGTATCACTACATATTTGTCTAACTAATAATTCAAATAGTATTCCCGTATTTTTGTATTTTGAATGTTTAATATTCATTGTATTTTATTAAAGTTAAGCCTTCTCTAGTTTTATTATTTTTACTACGTAAAATATTAGATATATTACCAGTAGATTTATTTATTATTTTACTTGCTTCTGTTAAACTATTAAATAAAACATTTAATTCCGGGCAAAATATTTTAATTCTTTTATTAACAGAAGATTCTATTAAAGATTCTATATGTTTTTTAGATTTTTTTATACCTTTTTTACATCCCGCTTTATTTTTTAAATAAGAATAATCTAAACAAGAAGAATGATATTGTTTTATTTTTAAATTAGTTTTATCTGAATTAGGTTTGCTCATTTTAATACGCGTTTCTTCACTTATTTTTCTACCATATTGTCCCTCTCCACCATCTGTCATATTTACTAATGATCCTCCATTTAAATCAACTCTACCATACAATTTAATAAATTCAATCTCCTTATTACACGCTTCATCCCAAGTCAAATTATCTAATAATATTTCAACTTTATATTGGGTTTTATTAGTTATATTTTTCCAATATTTGGTTCTTCTTTGATAATTATAAGCTCTTTGATAATTAATATCTGATCCTATGCCTATATAGAAGGGTTCATTTTTATCTAATCTAATATGTCTATAAACGTATGCCATAATTATATTGCTTATAAATATGTGATATTTATATGTCTTTTATATTTTTTTCATCTAATAATGAAGATTCTGATCCTTTTGCTTCAAATACAATAGATTTTAACATATCTTTAACTCTTAATGATTCTGCTAATGCTAACATTGAACCACCTTTTGGAGTACCTGTTTCTTCTGGTTTACTTGATTTATATGAAGTACTATTTTCTCCTCTTCCTAATCTATCTTTTCCTAATGGATCATTTTGTGTATTAATAATAGATGATTTTTCTTTAGGACGACCAACTGCACTTGTTTCATTATATCCAGGAGGAACATCATCTTTATTAGCATTATATCTACCAGCTCCATATAATGAAGCTAAATCATGTGGAGTACCGTATGATTTACCAGATTTGTATGGATCATTTCCTTCGTTTTCTATTTGAGCTAATCTGAAGTTACGTTTCATATCTTCAATTACTAATCCTCTATATTCATCATATTGATCTTCACTTACCTGGAATATTCTATCATAAATAAAATCAGAAGGAAGTAATTTTGTATCTTGTATTTCTTTAGCTAAACTTACTTTTTCTTTCCATAAAGCTATTTTTTCTTGTTCATATATAACTGAAGGTGTTGATAATTGTAATTCAAAATTAGATAATGATTCACCATCAAACCCTTGTGTATATAAGTGAATTAAAGCTATTTTATATAATTCTGAAAGTACTATTCTTTGAATACGTTCTACTGTACGAGCAAATCTAATATCTTCAGCAGCTAATGTTGCTTTACCTGTTAAATCTTTTTCAAAACCAAAGAATGCTTTAGGTACTTTAAGAGCAGCTAACATTTCATCACGTAAAAAGTTTACGTCTTCAATAGCATTGTATTCAAGACCTTTTAAAGTATCAATTTTAGTATTTGAATTAGCACCACGTTGAGGAATATAGAAATCCTCCATAATATTCATTAAATTATACTTTAAGTTATACTCACCTGTTTGTTGATCAATATATGGAGTTTTTTTCATTTTCTGTTTTAAACGTTCCATATAACCATCAACTTCAGCAGGAGGCATATTACCAATATCAACATAAAAAATACGTTTTTCTGGGGCTCTTGTTATTCGATGTAATAACATCGCATCTTTCATTAAAACATATTGTTTATAAGTTTTACGAGCAGGTTCTATAAATGATCTACCATAAGGTAAATAATTAGAATCTGTTAATAATCTAAAATGAGCTACTTCGTAATTTTCAAATTTTATTTTACCATCTCTATCTTTAACACGAGTATTCATTCCTCCTACATTTATAGACATAGGATCTATTCTAAAACATACATAAGCTGGATTTTCAGGATCTGATCCTTCTTCTCTTATCATGTCGTAAACAGATAATGGTGTTACATTATATATACCAAATTTTTCAGCTATTTCTAAATGTAAATAAAAATCACCATATTTACACATGTTTCTTATCCACATCCATAAATTAAATTCTATATTTAATACATCATAAAATAAATTATAAAGAATACGTTGTATATTTTCATTCGATGAACGAATTTGAACAACCTCATGTGCTTCATTTTTTAAAGTAGCTTCATCAGCAATAATATCAAGAGTAGATGCTATAATAGATTCAGTATCCATAGCTTCATAATCGGTATATAATTGAACACGAAGCGTTTGATAGTTCATTGTAGGATTATAAGGCATATTTGCCCCATAACGATGTAATTTAGAAAATCTATCTATTAAAGCATTTGTTTTTATATTTCCATATGATTGGATTCTATCAGTATCTATAACCTTTAGTTGATTACCACCTATATTTCTAATAACAACATCTGTACTAAATAAACGAGTTAATCTAGTAAATAATCCTTGTTGTGGTTGTTTTTCAGCCATTTATTTTGTATGTTTATATATAATAAATATAATTAATCTAGTAACCAATTCAAGTTTTCAACCCCATATGGAGTTTCAATTTGATATGGATTACGAACACCTTGAGGCAATGATATAATTGTATTATTTCCTGTACTAGATATATTATTTATTGCAGTTTTTGTTAAATCTATATTTTGTTGATTAAATTTAACTCCAGTATCTCTTGTAAATAATCCTATACCTAATGACATTACTAAATCATCATTATATCCATTTTGAGCTTGAGCTTTACCATGTTGCCAAATAAATACTCTTAATTCTTCCAATAATCTTTTAGAATAAAAAGTAAAATGTCTTTCTCTAATATACGACTCCATCTTTGAGATAACAAGTGGTCTTGTTTTAGTTGATGTGGTAAATCCAGGAACTGTTTGTTCATTATCCATTTTGGCCATCCATTTATCAATATTCATCTCACCATAAGCACGAGGTGAATAATATAAATTATTATATCCTTTTTCAATAATTGTATTAACAACATCCCACCCTATATTAGCATTTTCTACTACTAATAAAGCATTATTATATTCAGCAGCTACTGAAACTAACATATTCCCAAATGTACGAGTATCTACTTGAGATTTAAACTCAGCTACTTGTTCACATGATTCAATATCAATAATATGAAAAGCTGAATAATCGCTTCCATCACCACGAGCTACATCGGCACTTACTATATAAGATTTATTATAATCTGGATATTTCCATATCCAAAAATCTCCACCCATAAATCTACGTTCAACTGGATCTTGGATAAATGTTTGTTCATAAAATGATAATATACTAGGTTCTACTACAGAATTACCTGAACCTAAAAAGTCACATTCATATTCCTGTGCAAATTCTCGTGGTGAAAAGTTGGCTCTTTCTTGTATTTCCCAGTTTTTATCTCTTTCTGGGTGTAAATCCCATGGTAATTTAATAGGTTTAAAATCACCTTTTCCGGCTTCTGCTTCAACATATTTTTTATGAAACCAATTACCTACTCCATTAGGTGATGATAATGCAATAACACCACCACCTGTAGAAATTGTAGGTTTGATTGATGTATATATTTTATCAATACCTTCAATGAAAGCAGCTTCATCTATTAATAATAAAGATACAGCGTAAGATCTACCAGCATCAGAAGCAGCAGAAGTTGCTACTATTTGGGAATTATTTGCTAGTTTAAAAGATAATTTGTTATTTGATAATGGTTTTTGATTTCCTTTTAACCATGATGGTAAATTTTCGTACATAAATTGTACTTTTTCAACCATTCCACGAGCTGTTTCTTGCTTAGTTGCAATACAAAGCACCGTTTTATCTTTATTAAATAACATTATCCATAATGAATAACCAGCAACTAATGTAGAAATACCTAATTGACGAGATTTATTTATTATTGTAAAACGATTTTTTCTAAATTCTTCTAATGTTTTTTCTTGAAAAGAATATGTATGAAATAAAATTCTACCTTTAACAGGATGGCTAATATAACAATATTTTCTAAAAAAATATACAGGATCCATTGCACAACGAATATATTCCTGTTTTATTATTTCTTTTATTTGTTCTTGATTACTCATATACAACAATGTTGGTTGTATATAAATATATAAAAAAAGCGCAATATGTAAATTGCGCTTTATATTTTATAATTAAGTTAAGTTAAGTTAATTTTTTTTAAGTAAGAAATACATTCCTATACCTAAAGCTAACGAAAAACCCGTTGTTGTTCCCGTCCATCCTATGATACTTTTAGTTGTAGCCTTTAATAAATCTTTTTTTAAATTTTGATTTTCTATCTTTTTTATTTCAATTTGTTTTGAAGCTATATATTCATTATCTTGATATTCTTCAACTTGTTGTTTTAAAGTCTGAACTAAAATATTTAATTCATCTATTACTAGAGTTTGTTTTTCATCTTTAGCTTTAAATAAAGTTAATAAATTTCCATTTTCATCATTTATTCTTATCCAATATTTTTGTAATGAATCACAATCTAATTTCATTTTTGTTAATACTTCAACTAAATCATACGTGTTATCTATTTGTTGAGCTTGAGATATTGAAAACATTACTCCAATAGTATCATTTCCATTCATTATATATCTTGGTAAATTATCTGAATAGAGATTTATTAAAAAACCTGATATCATTATTATTGTAAGTATTATTTTTTTCATTTAAATCTTTTTTGTAATGAATTGATTAATGTATCTCCGTTTTTAACTATAGTACCATCTAATAAAGTTTTATATTCTTTATTTAATTTAACATAACTTCTTTCATAATAAAAAGCTTGAGTTTTTAATTCTTTTATTGTATTTTCACTTACATTTAATAAAGAATCTATTTTCAACATATCTTTATATAAAATTAAAATAGTATCTTCAGAATTCTTTTGTTTAATTTTAAGTAATTTAATTTCATCATCATTAATTTTCTTAGCTTTTTCTAATTCTTTATAATTTTGTTCTAAAACTTTATTAGCTTTTTTATAAGATGAAGGTGAAAATACAATATATAAAGTTAATGAAATTATTATTATACTAAATAATATTATTAATATATTTTTCCAATCTTTAAATTTTTCCATATTACAAATCTTTTATACTTTCATTTAATAAACTATCTTGTTGTATTTTATATATACTATCTTCTATATATATATTTCTTTCTTCTTGAATAGGGTTATAATTATATTGATTCCCATTACTGTCATAATAAGTAATAATATTATTATTTAAATTTTCTTTACATTTTAATATAACAACATTGGTAGTTGTAAAAAACAGTAGTAAAATCAATAACAATCTTTTCATACTTTATTTTTTTAAAAATAAAAAGAAATTTTTGCCTTAATTAGGATCTTTAGCCCATGGCATGAAGTTATTTTCTATTGTTTTCACGTCAATAACATTATTAGGATTCATTTCTTTTCCATTTATAGGAATTTTAATTTTTCCTAATTTCCATTGTTCTATAGATTGACTTCTATATGTTTTAATAATAGTTTGTATTTTTTTTACTTCATCTTTACCTTTAACCCAAAAATCAGGTTTTATTTGTTTATATTGTTCTAATACACTATTATTAAATGAACCACTATTCATTTTTTCTGAACCAGCATACCCTTTACTACGCATCCATACAACAAAATCATTCCATTCTTTCATTTGTTGAGATGTTACTCCTAATTCTTTTGCTATTTTATTTACATCATTATTTCCTTCTACACCTAAATCTTTTTTAGTAAAAGAACTTGTTTGTTTAAATATAAGATCTCTTCTAGCATTAGTTATATTTGTTGAATCTAATATTGTTTTAGGAAAAATAAAGTTTGAAGTATATTTACCATTGAAACCATCTATATATGTACCTTTTTTATCAACATTTTCAACAGAATTAGTTTTAGCAATATCTTTAATTTGATTTTTTTGTGCCGAACTTATTTGTGGAGATAATAATAATGAAGTAACAACAGATGTTGTTAATAAACCTTTTGTAGCATAATCTTTAGCTTTTGATAATAAATCATCAAATGTTCCTTCATTTAAATTTGATAATAAATCATCTACAACTGTTTGTTCTTCAGGTGTTAGTTTATTTTCATTTAATATTCCTGCTAAATGTTGCAGGCGCTGAGCTTCTTTAATTAATGTTTTCATCATATTATCTTATAATACCAGCGTATTGTTGGAATTTTCTTTTTAAAGATTCATTTAATTCATCTTTTATTTCTTCATCTTCTTCTTCTTCAGGTTCAACTGTAATTGGTTCAGGAATAGGAATGATTTTACCTTTTTCTTTAGCAATTTTATTTTGTAAATATTCAGAACTACTAACTAAAGTATTTATTCTATCTTCTAATGATTTTTTAAGATTTCTTAATCTTTCTACTTCATTTCCTTCTTCTCCTTTAATATCACCAGCTTCTATTCCTCCAGGACGTTTAGCTTTTAATAAATTACTTTTAGTAGCAGATAATCTATCTCTTAAATCAGAATATTTCATAAAAGCTTGATAATCATCATCATTTATTCTAGTTTTAGGAGAAACAGTTGTTTTTTCTATTTTTTCAGGTTCAATTTTAGGTTCTCCATCATTAGTAAATTCATCTTCTTCTGGTGAAGGATTCTTACTATATATACCAGCTAATGGGTCTCTATTACCAATAAAGAAATCCTCTGCATCTACTGGTGAATTATCAAATTCATCTTCTTCTCCTGGTTCTTTAGGTATTTCTACTTCACCATCATGAGATAATTTAACTAAAACACCAGCATCTAATAATCCATTTACAACAGCATTCGCCATTTGAGGACGTGGCCAATTAAATTTATCTTGTAATGCTCTTTTTTCAGCTCCGGGATTCTCACGGAAAAATTCAATTATATCTGCTAATGTAGCTCTTCCAAATTTTTTATTTGCATATTCTGATGTATCAAAGTTATCATCAGCTAATTTAAATCCTTTTGCTAAACGAGCTAATTCTTTTAATTTTTGACCAGATGTTGTTGTTATTGAGTTAACATTTGAATCGCTCTTTAAAGCATTTAATTCCGCAGGATTTTTATATGATATAGATTTAGTTCCAGTTTTAGTAGTAACCATAGCATTATAATCTTCTTGTATTACTTCTTGTATAGCTTCACGTATAATATTGCGTAATTGTTTGGATTTCATTTTTTTTAATTCGTTTATTGTGATATCCATAAATATTAATTGATTTGTGAAATAATGGTTTTTATTCTATCCTCTGGATTACCACCATTTATTTTAATTAATTTTTTAGGAGGATATTGTTTTAATAATTCTTGTATTATTACATCAATTTGTGTGCGGTATTCAGCATTAGTTTCACGAACACCATTATCTTCTATTTCCACACCTTCTGGTGAAATATATACTATTACATCATATTCATGACGTAATTCAAGCATTAAATCAAAAAATTTACGTTTTATTGTACCTGATATAGATTTAGCACTCAATGTAAAAGCTATAACATCATATATTGTTCTATCTGTTATAATTTTTTCTTTCATTAATTCTATACTACGTTCAGCAGAAAATATTATTTGACCTTTTAATGTAGAATCTGTATTTAATAATATCCCTTGATCACGTAAATATTTACTACGTTCAGTAGCAATATCATAATCTTTAAATTGTTCTAATTTGCTTAATTCTTTAACTAATGTAGATTTCCCTACAGAAACCGTACCACATAATCCTATTTTCATATTTAATAATTTTTATTTTACTAATCCCAATGCTTTAGCACGAGCATATCCTACTAATTTACCCCTATCAGTCATCCATTGACGTTTAGTTAAAGGTAAACTTTTATTTTTATCATCAAGTTTTTCTTGAGGAGTTGCATATTTTTTGGGATATATAACTATAACTTCACATGGACCATTTGGAAATTTATCTAAATCGAATACCCAAACGTCTGTTGTTCCATCGTCATTAGTATATTCTCTTTGAAATTTTCTAGGTTTTTCTTTATCTAACATGTTTTAAAAATAAAAAAGGAGCTTTGACGCTCCTAATTATTATACTCTTGAACCAGCAGCTTTTCCAGCTGCAGTTTTGTAAAATGGTTGACCTTCAATATCTTTTCGAGAAGCTTCCCATTTATCTTTTGTAACTTTTACACCAAATAAATAATACTCAGCATTTTTCTTATTCCCTTGAGGTATTAATGCCGGACCTTCCCAATTATGCATTTTCATTACCCCTTTAACATTTAAAAAATAAACAATAGTTCCATCTTTTTGTGTTAATTTTGTAGTTTCAGTTCCCATATTATATTAATTTTGAATAAAAATACAAAATCAATTTTGCCTATTCTATATTTAATGCTCGTAATATTTGTTCTTTTGTAGCACGGTCAGCAGATAGATTTGAATTATCTTGCCATTTATAATATTTTCTACCCATATAATTATCTGTAGGTAATCTCATTGCTTTTCCTGATTTGAAAGTTTCACTATAAATATATAATTGTCCTGCCATACCATGTGAGGTTTGTGTTTGAGCTATTATAATAGGATATCCATTATATGATGATTTAATAAATGTTGATGGATATGATATTCCCCTATCATTCATATAATCATCTACTTCTAACCAACCAATCCAAGCTTCCTCAGGTTTAATTCCTAATATATTAAATACTTCTAAAGCTCTTTGTTTAGTAGTTTTATTTATCCATTTAGAATCAGGTGATATTTTTACTCCTCTTCTGCCTTTACCTAGATCATATTTTCCTATTTTTAAATCTAAAATAGGAAGTTTTTTTATTTGTTCCGCTGTAGGTTTTTTTCTTGTAGGAACATTAATTTTTTATTTCATATATTTCTTCTTCATCTCCTTCTTCATCTCTATCATTAAATAGAGTACCATTAGGATCAGCATCATCTTTACTTAAATCACTTTCTATAGAGTTCATTGTATTAATAGCCCATTTTTTTTGGTCTGCTGGTATTGTTCCATTTATTATATTTTCTATAAATGGAAAGAAATCTTCATCTTCTAATTTATATACTTCAGCTATAAATAATTCACGAACACGAGCATCATTTCCATTCCATTCAGCATATAATTTGTTTAAACCATCATATATAAATTTACCATATTGTAAATCATGAGGTTCATTAGAAATTTTATCTACTTTATTTATAATATGTTTATTTTTTTCTTTATCAGGACCAAAACCTTCAGTTCCAATAATTTCATATAGACCTTTTATAATTTCATGTAATAATATAGGAAAACAAATTGCTCTTGCTCTAATAACAAATTGCTCTTTTTCTTCATCATATATAATATCTGATGTACCTCCAGCTGCAGCTGCATTTTTATTTTGTGCTAATGCCGCAAGCATCATCGCTATTGCATTTTCATCGTCATAAGTAGCCCAAATTGTTTTTAATACTTCACTATAATTATCTACTAATTCAGGATTTAAATCATCTAAATATTCTCTAAACATTAAATAACCAAATGAACCTCTTATAGATGAACCTTGAGTTATACCATTTATTATACGACGTTTCTTTTCATCTTCAGTACTAGGTGCTTCGTCAGCAGATTCTTCTTCTTCTCCCATTTCTGGTAATGAAGTATCATTAGGATCTATCTTAGCATCTATTCTAATATCAGCATAATCAATTATGGGATAAGCATCAGTAGCCATTATTTTAGCTATTAATTCTAATTCAGTATGATAATCTGCTTCTGCTTCTGTTATTTGAGATAATAATTCTTGTGAACGCATTAACGTTTGCATCAAATTTTTATCACCCGCCATTTGACGTAATGATTCACCTGATTTACCTTTTAATGCCGCTATTGTTTCAGGACGGAATATATCTTCGTATTTTGCTTCGTTTAATGGTTTTGGTTTCATTGATAATTTATTTTTTCCTATTCTAAATCTTTCTCCTGTATTTGGGTCATTAATAATATAATATTCTTCTCCACTATCTTCATATACCCCTTTATAATAATTAGGATTATTATTTATATAAAATTTAATACCACTATAATATACTTGCTGTCCCGGTCTAAATACGTTAGGTGGATTTACTTTAATTTCATTCATTTTTCAGATTGAAAACGCTTAACAATTTTATCAATTATTTCATCTTCATTTAAAGAAGCTTTTGGCTTAGGTTTAACTTCAGGATTACCTAATGGACGACGAGGTTTAGGTTTATCTGTACCCGGTTTTCCGGGATGGATCGCAGGTCCAGGTCTTGTGTCTGGTTTAGAAGGAGCAGTTGTGTTTTCTTTTAATTCACGTCTAATTATGTTACGAAGAGTCTCAATTAATTTGCTTTTTTTCATTAAGGTTGCTTTGATAATAAATATTCATCTATTTATACTTCCATATATAACCCATAATATTGTTTGAATCGTTTTTCTATATTAATAGATTGACCAATATAAATTTTATTACTTGGGCTTGTTATCTTGTATATTCCTATCATTTAATATATTTTTTCCTATATATATCCCTTGAGCAGCACTAACTGCTATTCCTCTAGCAGATAAACTATCTCCACAAAAATAAATATTAGGATAATCTATTAAAGATAAATTATTATAATCAACTAATACTTCTTCAGATAAAAATTTAACTTCTGGAATATATAAGGAATAATCACCTTCAAATTTAAATACTTTATTTAAATCTTCAATAAAATTAATTATATATTGAGCATATTCGCCATAAATTTCTTTAAATAAATCTAAATTATTTAATTGTTTTAAATTCATTTCTTCACCTTCTGCTGAATGGGATGGTTTGCGAGTTGGAGAATAGAATAAACCCTTACCTTCACTTTGACATTTTTCAACTAATTGTTTTTGCCATTCAAATGGATTTTCAATTCCTTTTAATTCCATTATTATTCCAAAATTAGTCATATTATTTCTCATAGATTCATCTTTAAAACTATGTCCATTATATGATTTCATACCATAAGTAGTTTCTTCAGCTACATATGCACAAAAATTATTAGTACAAAATGTTCTTAATGAAACTCTATTATTAGGTTTTTGATGTAACTTAAAATCATAAGCAATCTCAATCAATTTATCAAAATATTTTTGAGGTACTTCCATGCGAACACCAATTTGAACTGATTTAGGTTCTTTTTTAAGATTATATTGATTAATTAATTTTTGAGTCAAATCAATTCCAGATTTACCAGTACAATAAATAAGTTTATCATATTTAATAGAAATTAAACTAACTAATAAATTAAATTTAATTCCATCTTCAAATTTAATTTTACCAATTTTTATTTCTTGTTTATTAAAATTAATATCCTCTACTTCAATTTCCCACATAAACTTAACTCCTTTTTCAACTAAATAATCAAACCATTTTTTACCCATTTCATGAAGAAAGTTTGTACCAATATGATAAGTTGGAGCTAATCTTAAATTAAAATATGGTTTAATAAATTCAGGTTCTTCAATAGGAGCAGAATACATTATTTTAGAAGAATCAGGGTGAAATCGTTTTAATATTTCTAAACCTTCATCTACTAGTCGTTGTGCATTTTCTTCTCCACAATATTTAGTTAAATGTCCTCCTACAGTGTTTGATAAATAACAATATTTACCATCCGAAAAAAGTCCAGCTCCTGCAAAACCCAGCATAACTTCATTTGTTGGTCTTTTATATGGATCTTGTCCTTTATCAATTATTGTGATTAGTTCTCCAGGATATCCATTATCTATTAATTTAGTAGCCGCATTAATACCTGCTACTCCAGCTCCAATAATAACTATTCTTTTATCCATTAATATTCTTCTTTTATTAAATTAAATTTTTTAAATATTTTTTCAGCTTCATCAACATCTACACTAATCCATATAAATACTTCTCCATAAGAATTGGAAGCTATATTACAACCCCCAAATTCCCAAAAATCCTTTTCTCCAAAATAACTATTTTGTCTGAAGTGGATTACCCAATGAGGATGATTATGAAGTATTAATTCAAAAGCATCCTCATAAGATAATTTACTTGGTTGTCTTCGAGTTAATCCCGGATTATCTTTTGTTCCTTTTTCGTCAACCCAATTATCAAAGGATTTAGATAAAGCATAATCAAAAATTTCTTTAGGATTATATGGAATGTTTTTTATATTAGCGTGTATCATTTTCCTTTATAGGTTCCTTCTAATTTTTCTTTAATACGTTGTCTAATTATTTCTTCATCTCGTTTTGTAGGAATATAATCATTCATAAATTCTTTAGGAATATTATTCCAAGCATCTCCGTAATAAGTAACATTATATCCTCGAGCTTTACATTCAGCATATAATTCTTCATATCGTTTTCTTACAAATTCTAATTTATCATAGAAAAAAGCAACATGACCTTTACCTAAAGTAAATTCATTTGGTACACTTTTCATATTATATCTACCACGAGATATAAGATTAGGAAGACGTTTTATTTCACGATGTTCAGCAAGTAAATGTTTTTGATTTAATTCTACTGGTTTGATTCCACAATTTATCCTTGTCATAAATTTTATTTTACTTAAATATAATATTAAATTTTGCCTTTACAAAACAAAAGCACTACCTTTTGAATAGCGCCACAAATACTTAAATAATTGTAAATCGAACAAGTATAAATATATTCTATAAAATTATAATTGATATTATAAAATACCAGCTTTTTGAGCAGATCTTAATAAATTATTATATTCTATTTCATATTCTTCTCCTTCTTCATTATTATATTCTCTAGCAGCTAATATTAATGTTTCATTAGTTATAGGACCTTTTTTAAGTTCTCCTTCTGGTAAATAAGTATTTAAAAAATCTATTAAAGAATAAGAATCATATATACCATCTTCATCTTGTTGAATTTCAAAATTGTTCCAATCCATTGAATCCTCTAAATCAAAATAATCTATAGCTTCATGAAAAGCTAAATATAATTTTCTAGGCATATCAGCAGACGGGCCTACATTTTTGATTTTTATTTCATCAATACCTGCTAGTTGTTGTAATCTATTCATTGTTAAAAGTTATTACAGTATAATATATAACCATCTCCATCTTCTAAAGCTATTACATTTATGTTTTTATAAGGAATAGGTGAAGTTGTATTAACATCATCGTCGTTAAAATATATAATTAAAATATCTCCTTTTTTAATTAATTTATAATATAAAGGAAAATATTGTAATAGATTTTGTCCCTCTTTATGCAATGTAACTGTACCATTTTCATCTTCATCACCATATCCCATGTCATATAAATATTCTTCTAAACTAGGATAACCTTCTCCTTTTAAAAAATCATCTAAATTTTCATAAGAATTAATAGCTGTCATTAACCATGGATTAATATTTATAATTTTCTGTATTAAATCTTTTGGAAATATATTTATAGGTTGATTTACTCTTATTTCGGATAATATATTTGCTAGTTTAATCATTTTATTATATTAAAGTTATCTTTGTCTAATGTTATAAATAATGAATCTGCATCTTCATCTATATTATATTTAATATTTCTTTTATCTAAATATTTTCTTAAATTATGATATTCATTTTCACCACTAAAAACATCTCTATTGATAAATATATTTACTTCATCTGGTTTGTTAGTATCTATATGTGCATAATAATTATATTCATCTATATTAAATCCAAAATGAATATCATATAATCCATCTTCTTCATACCAAGTTGTTCTAATTTTATTAGGATTATTTACTTTAATTTCGTTTTTAGTTGAATATTTAAAATTACCTGATTTTATTCGTTGTAATAAATCATGTTGTCTTGGAGTAACTTTATTATTTTGTTTTTTAATTGAATTTATTATTTTTTGAAAATATTGTCTCTGTGTAATGGATAACCCATTGCTTTGATCTAATATTTGTTGGTAATAATTTATATTTTGTATTTGTTGATTTTCATCTATTTTATTAAAATTTTTTATTGGTGTTGGAGTAAGTTCTCCTGTAGCACGTACATTCTCAATATGTCCCCAATAAATTATATTTTTATTTCTTAAAAGTAAATAAATTTTACTTTCTTCGTCTTCACCACCATTATCCCAAGGATTCCATTCATTAAAATCAGTATAAGTTTCTCCCGTCCATTTATATCCCATTTTAGTTAAATATTCAGTAACTTGTGGATATTCTTTTTTAGTTACAACTATTGGAAAATGTGTAGGTGGTTTAAATGGTTTGTTTACTTTAATTTCATTTATATCTTTATTATTTTTTATTTTATATAAAATTGAATAATAAGCTTTCTCCATTCTATCTTTAAGTAAATCTTGTTCTTCTTCACTTAGATCATCTGTTTCAAAATCAAAATCATAGAAACCAGTTAAAAAAGAACCACTAGAAGAAGGGGGTAGGTTTTCTTCAAATGAGAAAAAATTATTAGTATGATCATTAATATATCGTATAAAACTATTTCCACCCTTCATATTTTTACATATAGATAAAATTATTTGTTTTAGTTTTTTACCATCTATATTATTTGTATAATAATCTACCCAAGCTTGTTGAATTCTAGCATCAGTCATTCTATTTACATCATGATACCAACCTGAATCTTTAGGTAGATTAATTTTAATTTCTGATAATAAAGGAGTATTTACTGATAAATTTAACCAATATGTAACTCCCTCTGGAGTATCCTCCCACACAAAAGCACCAGATAATGCTGCTACTATATTATCAAAAAGAGGACCATTTGGATTAATTTTATATACTTTACCATTTTTCCAATTTTTTATGGCTTGTGTTCGATAAGGTTCAGGAAACTTAGAAAACCACCATCCAATTGTTTTTGGAGGATAAGGTACAGATATTTTTATTTCTTCTAAATCTTTTGGATTATATTTTTTAATTAAAGATAAAGCAATATTTGACGATTCCCATGAATTAGGATCATTAATATCTATATGAGGTGTTTGTAAATAAGGTGGAGGGTTTGTTATTGCAGATCTAGAAGCAACATAATATTTAATATTATTAGAATTTTCTGCTAATCTAGCCCACCTTGCTACATTCCAACCAGTAAAAGATGCTATTATTTTTTTATTTTCTAAATCAATTAAAAAATTATCAGGATTATCTTGAAATTTCTCTTTATTTTCTATATATTCATCATAAGAATGACTTTCTCCATACGCTTTTTCATAACGAAAAGGTTTATTTACTTTTATTTCAAATAATATATCTGTTAATTTAATCATTTTATTATACCAGCTAAATATTTAAGACGTTTACTTTCTTTTATATTACCATTTGTAATATTTAAATCAGACATAGGATATATACGTTTAACATCTTCTGATTCAAAATCAGGATAACCATATTGTAATTCACTATCACCTAATGTAGATAAACCACTTATATTATCTTTAATAATTTTCCCATTCATATCAGATAAAATCCAAGTATCAAAAGGATATTTATTTTCTTTAGGTAATAAAACATATTTATTTCCTTTATCTTCAATAAAGAAAGGAACAGCATATGATAATGTAGGATATTTTGCAAAATTACCATTTGCTTTAGATGTTAATTTAAATATTATATCTCTTTCTTTTGAATCTAAAGATTTCCATTGTTCATAATTTAAAGGAGCAGTATTAATTTCTTGCTCAGGCATTATGAATTGTTTTTCCAATTGTTCTTCAGCAACATTTGTATTTGAACTATATGTCCAATTTTGAAATAATTTATTATATATTGTATATAAACTTTTTATTTTATCATCATTAATATATTTCATAGCTTCTTCTGGTAAGAAATCTAAATTTTTAATTTGTTTTTCAACATATTTTTTAGCTTGCTCTTCACCAAAATATTTTTCAATATATTCAAATGTTAAATTGTTATCAAATGTATTTAAATACTTTTCTTTAGCAGGTTCATCTAAATATTGTACATAAGGTAATGGTATTGGTTTTTTACTGTAGTTAGTGTGTCTAAAACGAAATATAGCATATCGTTTAGCTAAACTTTCATATTCTTTTAAAGCAGAATATGGTATTTCTTGTCCACTATCAATAGCTACGTTAGCTAAAGTTGTTGAACGACCTTCTAGATTTATTTTATATTTAGGTAATATATCTAAAATATCTGATGAAATTTGATTTTTAGATGCTTTACCTTGTATATATAATATTTTTTCATCTTGAGTTAATTCTTTAAATTCACTTAAAGATAAATCTTTACCAGCAGCAAATTTTCTTCCTCTTTCTACAGCGGATAATGCTATTGGTTTAAAATAAGCTTTTAAATCTTTAATTTTATTCCAAGTATCAGAAGGTACTATTTTTGATATATCTTCCCAAGTTTTAGCTGATGTATCTGAATCATTATTTGCTGAAGTTATTATGTATGATTCTCCATCCGCATTAACTTGAACTACAAAAGCATGCCATTTATCTTTAAAAGGTGAATGCTCAGGATCAGATGACTTATTTCTATCAAATACAAAATAAAATGTAGGTGAATTTGAACCAAATCTATAATAATCATAATTTGTATTACCAACTTGAGTTACACACCAACCATATTTTTTACGTTTAGTAGTAGATAAAACAGGACTATATGAAATACATTTATTTATATCATCACCAACATGTATTTCTATTCCATTTTTGTCATATACTTTATCAGCATCTGTTGTAGCCATATTATCTCCTTCTTCACCAGCTTGTCTTTGTGAAGGAAATAAAGCATCTAACATTTGTTCAAAAGGTTGCCATTGCCATTTACGTGGATCTAAAAAAGCATTATCTATTAATAAACGGTTAGGAATAAATTTTTTTACATCTTCTTTAGAAAAAGCTCCATCTTCAGTACCATTTTCAACAGCATATTTTAATGTGTCTTTGTTATTCATAAAACGAGCAACATATGATTGAGCTGTCGGTTTATCAATATCTTTAGCAAATCTTTCTACAGCCGCTTTTTTTATTTTTTCAGGATTTTCAGGAATAGAACGGATTAATTTATCCATATCATCAAATGAATATTTTTCAATATTAAGATAATTATTTCCTTTCTTTAATTCATCTGGAAGTACTACTATGTCTAATTTTTGAGCTAAACCGCTTTTGATTTGATCAAAACGTTGGATTAAAAATCTAGCTACATTTTCATCAGGTGAACCTGGTTTGATACCCCATTTAGTTAAAGTATCTTTTATAGTTTTTTCAGTATATTCTTTTAATAATATGTTTGTTAATTTTATCATGTATATAAATATTATCTAACCTCGTAATCATTACTACCAATCTTCAAATTAGATATAGTATTTATATTAATCATTCGATATTCTCTTTTCTGTACATCAAATACAGGTAATAAGCCTTTATCTTCAGGATTATAGGGTAATTCACCTCCTTTTAAATATGCTTTTACCCCTAAACGTGCATTCATAACACGTTTTGATCCGTCTTTTTTAGTAAATGTAACTGTAAAGAATTTACCTTTAGTATCTTTTATAAGTTGTTTAGCTTCATCTTTACTAATAGGACCTGAAGGTTGTTCAGGAGTTTCCGCAGGAGGAATTTCTTGTTGTGGTTTTTGTTGGGTATTCTCCGGGTTAGGATTTATTATCTCAGGATTTACTTCAGGGTTATCTGTTTCTTGTTCTGAAATAATAAATTTTACAATATCTAATAATTTTATACCCATTAATTATATTTAATATAAATATTAACTTATATTATCATTATATGTTTTTTCTGAAATAGTTGAGTATTTTCCACATTTCTTACACTGTAATTGGATTTTTGCTGTTCCTAATGCTGATATACGTTTTTTAGAAAATTTCATATCATATGAACTACACTCAGGACATGAATGTTTTTCATTACCTATTGATATTCCATGGTGTGTTTTAGCAGGTAAATATGTTGATAATCTATTATAAACTTTTTCAAGTAGTTCTACATCTTTTTTACAATATTTAACCATTGATTGTAAAGCTTTTTCATCTTTATTTAAAACTATATTTTTCCATAATGAAAAACCTGTACTAAGTTTATGTCCTATTCCTAAAAAAGTAGCTATATAATCTAATTTATTACTATTAAATTTAAATTTAGAACGAGCTTGTTTTAAAGTATCTATAGTAACATAATTAGGGAACATAGATATGTTGTGATATAAACATCTAGTTCGTACCCAAGGTAAATCAAATTTATCTCCATTATGACCAACTATTTCATCAGCTTCATTAGCTATTTTTATAAATTGTTCTAAAAGTTTTTTATCATTTTGATTTTTATCCCAAGTTAATGAATGAATTTCTTTTTCACCAGCCCATTTATAACATATACAAATAATGGCTCTTTCTTGAATAATACTTTCGTGAGGTATATTTAATTTATATCCAGATGACCAGAACATACCTATATTTGGACTTGTTTCTATATCAAAAAAAAGTCGTTTAATTTTTTTATTCATAAATTGATTATTAGTTAAAAATAATATAATAAAAATATTATGCCTTTTGTTGCTGCTATTTCTGCCGGGGTTGCTTTAGCTAATAAGATAAAGCCTTTACGAAATGTTATTCAAAAGCTTTCGGGCTTAATGAAAAAATTACCTATTGGCGTTGTAAAACAAGATAGGTTTTTTGCTCGTTATGAACAGATTAAAAAAATATTAGCGGATGCGGGATATAAGTATAAATCCCAGGAGGATCATACCGCATTAATAAAGGAATTGAAAATCCGGTTAACGGACATTCCTAACAATACAAAAGGCAATTACTATGATGAGTTTCAGCGATTGCGTAAATATGTAATAAGACGTCTTGACTTTGCTAACCCCGGATTAGGTACCGCATATAGTGCGTGGGTGCCGAGTTTTCCAATGAAAGTATATAAAGATGGTGATATTTCATTCGGTCAAATGGATGGTGAACCTATAAACGTATTAAAGGCCTATAC